TGTAACTTTGTTGATAATGCCCAGCCGTTTGGGTTTACTAGCGCCATAAAACCCAGCCTTTTTTAAAGACTTAACAACGCCACCTACGGGTTTTACGGTTGCCATAGTTACACCATCTTCCCACGGGTTTTACCCTTGGTGGCACAGCCATCAGCACGCGAAGAAGCCGAGGACACAGACCCGCCTTTGGCTTTTTTCTCTACTGGCTTTGAGTTTTTCATTCTTTCTAAACCAAATTTTAAGAGACTGTTGCCCATAGACGATCTGGTTGTCTGCGCTCTTTCCGCTTCTATTTCAGCTTTGCGGTCAGCCATAGTCTGCTTCATAGCATCCGTAGGCGGTGCGTCAGTGCCGCCAGAACTAGCCTCTGCACGAGCTTGTGCGGCTAAATCGTCGGCGTCAATCTCTGCTTGGGTCTTTTTGGGCATGATGTTTCCTTAGCACATTTTTCCGCGAGTCTTGCCTTTGGAAGCAATGCCATCAGCACGTTTGGAGGCCGAAGAAGTCGAACCGCCAGAGGCCATCTTTTTAGCTTCGCCACCTTTTTTCATGCCAAAAGCGGAGCGTAAACGTTGGGAAACTGAACGTGTATCAGTTGGCCCACTGCCGGATCTAGAACGATCACGGCTTAGCTTAAAGCGATCAGACAAAGAAAGCTTTGTTTCGTCAACTGGGCTTGCTTTAGGTGCAGGAGCAGGTGCTGCTTTCGGCATGGCTTTTGGCATAGCTTTAGCCATCGTTTTGGGCTTTGGTTTTGCAGCCTCATCGCGCATTCTTTCAAGAATACGTTCGCCCTCGGCTTCGTCCGCTATGTTTTTTGAAGCTTCAGAAGCATTTGCGGCTTCTAACGGATCAATTGTAACTTCGCTACCCTCTTCACCGTTGTAACGCTTCATTTTCTTCATGATTATCTCCTTAGATTAGCAGGCCATGCCGCCTTTTTTGAGCATAGTGCCCTTGGTTTTACCCTTAGTGGCAATACCATCAGCGCGTTTAGAGGCAGAGCCACCATTGGACATACCACCCATGTTCATCTTCTTGGCTGTGCCGCCATGTTTCATTGCGCCTTTGCCGTCAGCAGCAAAAGCTGGAATTTTTTTGCCGTCTTTCATGACCATAGGCATGCCGCCACCAGCCATACCGCCTTTTTTCATACCCATCATGGATGTATCAGCCATAGGTGTAGGACGCTTCATGCCGTCTTTAGCCATGCTCATACCTTTTTTCATCGTAGGTTTGCCCATTTTTGACATCATAGTATCACCGCCTTCTTTCATAATTGACATCTTCCCATGAAGTGTCTTAGGTTTATTAACTCTTTGAAGATCGGGGCGGGACTTATTGGTGTCCTTACCAAACTTCATCCCCTTGCTCTCGCCGCTAAATTCCTTAGCAACCGATACCGGTACACCCGCAGCTTTTGCAAACTTGGGGTTGTGTGCAGCCGCATCCATGAACAGCTTTTGTTTTTCACTCTTTGCTGGCATCTTTTTTCCTGCGGATTATTTCAGAAAAAGGTTTACCTGCAATCATTTCAGTGATCCGCATGCCTGTCCACACAATCGTAAACAGCGCGGCAACCGCAGGGAGCAGTTGCATCAACGTACCAATAGCTGTAACAGCGGCAACGCCATCCGCTACATGCTTTAAGGTTTCAACGTTTGCTTGGTTCATGTCAGCATTTCCATCTTGCAAGAGCAGCCGCCTTACGGGTGGGCTTACCCTTCTCGTCTTTCATTGGGCCGGGCATACCGCTCATACGGGCGCAGAATGAGTCCTTACGCTTGCCGCCTTGTGGCTGTGGAGCCTTCAGGTTACTGCCCGTGGCAGCGTTGTACTTAGCACGGCCTTTGGCAGTCAAGCCCGCCCCCTTGGAGATCGGTAGCTTTTCGCCGCGACCAACCGAGAGAACCGGGCCTTTCTTCTTAGCCATAAAACACCATGACTGAGCCAATGGAAGTTACGTCTGCGTAAATGTTTGTGGCAAACAAAAGCCCCTCGCCGGGAATCAGGGTGTATGTTGGCTGTGTAGCAGAAGCAACCGTATTAATAGTCAAACGGGTTGTACCAGAAGCACCGCCATCTTTAAACACAACGCTGCCTGCCGTTCCAGACGGGACAATATATATGCTTTTTATACGCGCACGAGTGATAGTTCCGCCCGCCTGATCGAGCAATTGCCCGTCAGCCGTAAGTACCGCACTGGCCTGTACGTCAGTTTGCATGCTCATAATCAATCTCCCGATTAAACAGCAGCGCTAAATGGTGTAGCTTCTGTGCCGGTGCCGGTCAAATTGCAATGTACCAAAAACAACCCACTGGCAATGTCAGTGATGTAGATCGTATCGCCTTTGGTGCCGCCTTTGGTGGTGCCGTTTAGGGTAATGGTGTCAGATGCAGCAACGGTTTCAAAGCCAACTAACGTATCGGCGGCATCTTGCAAAATAATGGCGCGGCCTGCCATCACATCTGTTGCATTTGCCACTTGGACAACGTAGTTGTTGCTGGTAACTGTGGTTTGCACGGCAAAATTGTATTGGTTGCCGCTGCCGGTAGCCGCAGGCAGTGTAACGATTGCCCCCGCAGCTACGTTAAATAAATTTAAGCGCCCAGCATTTGCGGCGTTAGTGGCCGTAGTTGCAGTCGTGATTTGTACAAGTGAACCGGGGCCAGTGATAAAGCCGTTGTTAGATACGACTGGGCCGGAGAACGTGGTGGTTGCCATGATGTGTCCTTACATACAAGTAGAGTGCATTAGTCTGTATGTCGTCAGCCGGGACTGTCTAATGCACCGGAAAGCCCGGAATGAGGTCAATATACACCAAAAGAAAAGGGGGCACAAGGCCCCCTCTCAAATATTCCCTAAGAAATATTAGGTCGAACCGGACGAGCCAAACATGCCCAATGGGTCAGACCAGCCAAACGAATAACGCTCGCGGGCCTTATAACGCACGTTGCCAGTGTCAAAGTCACCGTCCATCTTGTTCTCCAGAGGAGAACGGATGAAGTGCTTCAAACCGTTAGGCACGTCTGTACACAAGAACCAAGCGTTTGTGTCTGTCAAGTAGTTGTTGACTGTGTAGCCTTCAGGGATAGAACCGTTGTTCTTCAACGCATTAATATCATTGTCAGCAGTACCAACACGCAGTGAAGTCTCAAGCAAACGAGTTGCCGTGAACTGCAATGCAGGAGGAACAATCAACTTACGTGGCTTACCAGCGATCAGCAAACCACGCTCATCAGTCCAAGCAGCGATCTGAATAACGGCGGCTTCCAAAGAAGTCTCGTTCAAATCAGCTTGAGTAGATGGGGTGTTGCTGTTAGTACCACCGGAGATCAAAGGGTGTGATGTGCTGAACAGAGGAACGCCATCACCACCGTAATAAACGGCGGCGTTAGTGAAACCATTGTTCAAAACAGCGGCGCTTTTAACCTGCTTGGTGTAAGCCATAGCACGAGCCAAAGCTTTGGTATAGCGGGCTGACAACGAGTCATACAAGTTGTCTTCCACTGCTTCTTCCGTGATGGAGAAGCCCAAAGCGATAGTTTCGTGTGTGTAACGAGCCGTGAACGCTTCTTGCGCATTGTCGTAAGCGATGGCAGAGCCCTCGTTCTTAACAGGTGCGGCAGAAAAGCCAGACAGTTTCGTCTCTTCTTCAAATGAACGCTCTGAAGTTTCGGTTTCATAAATTTCTTTATGTTGCTCACCGTAACGAGCGTACTCCATACCAAACAAAGCGTTTAGACCGGGAAGAAGTTCTTTAAGTAGCTGTGCGCGTGAAATAGCCATGATTTACGCTCCTTATATGCCAGTAGAGTTATTGTACTGGTGCATAGTCGCGTTGATCTTGACGATAAACTCAACAAATGTATCAGCGCCTGTTGCTGTCTCACGAACCACATCAATGATGCGGATAGGCAGCGTATTGGTAGTAGTTTGAGTGCCTTCATCAATTGCTACTTGGGAGTTACCAGAGACGGTAGACCCAGCGTTTTGAATCAAAGCAATGTTACTACCAATAGCAGCAATGCCCATTCCGGCCACAGTTGTGGTTGCAGAACAAGAGACTACTTGGAACAGCGTATCAGGATCATCAGCGACCACAGCAAAGATTTTACTCCCCGATTTGATAGCTTGACTTGCTGGATAAAACTGTTGAAACTGAACTTGGCCAGTTGAGCCGTTGGTAAAACTTACACCCAAAAACACACCGCAAGGCGTGGCAGTTGCTGTGCCAGCGTCTAACTCGATTGTTCCTGATGTAATACGCTTTACCAAATCACCATAGAAAATGCTAGTGGCATAACCGCTTGCAATTTCCATCTGGCGGGTTGCGCCCGCAAATACCTGTCCACCTATTAGGTTTACAGGCTTTAGACCGTAAGGGGCCGAGACTGTAGGATAAGCCATTTAAGACTCCTATAAATTTA